TACAGAGATTAGCAAGAGTTTTCTCAAGCACTTTGCCGAAATGTTTATTACAAGATTCGTCTAAGAACTTAATTGGATCCTTTGGATTAAATTTCTGTACAAACTTTTCGAAGTTAACGTAAATAGAATCCGTGTCGATTGCAATTACATAATCGTCTTTTGTATCGAGAAGTTTATTCATCTCGTCGTTAATAGCTTTTTCGCATGTTTTGATGACGTGCTGACCGGTACGCGTGATACCTTCAGCTACTCGAAGATCGAAGTATCGATACCACTTGTTACCGATAGCACCGAATAGAGAGTTCATTAAGATTTTTACGGCCATTTGTTTATTGTTAAGAGACGCGATCTGTTTTTCGATTTCTTTTGTAGAACCTTTTTGCTGTTCTTTCTGCCATTCAATCATCTGCTTCTTGACATCTTTACGTTCAGCATAATACTTCTTAACAAGAATAGGAAATACACCTTCACGACTGTTATCGAAGCCGACACCGTTAGCGGCTTTCGACATGTTTGTACTATTCATAGTCAAAGTCTCAGGCGACATGTTCCATTGCGCAATGATGTTAGGATACAGAGAATTCAAATCAAAAGAAACTACCCAGTTATGAGCGCCAACTTGAGGTTCTTTTACGTGGCCACCAGCAAACTTAACGTTTATGGATTCTCTTTCCGCGCGCGCGGGCGGTCCAGGTACGGCAACTTTACGTTTTGCTAGTTCGCGATAGATAATGGAATCCCATATCGCTGTAGTACCAAAGATGTCTGTAAAGTTCACACCAGCTTTATAGGCAAGAGTAAAACCAAGACCGATAAGATCAAGCTTCTCGTCCATGCGATCGATAAGTTCGACGTCTTTAATATTGTAATCAATATAAAGTTGATAGTTCTCTTTATAAAGATTACGAAGAGAACCATATTCTGAATAAGACAGTTTCTTTTCACCAAGAACCACATGTGCGATATGGTTGAGAGAGTATGATTCTTGAGGACCGTATGAATAACCAAACTTCTGAAACAGATCCATGTAATCAAGCTGTGAGATGCCTGATATTTGTTGAGCTTTCATGGTCTTTGTTTTAAGGTGTACAGTCTTTTCTCGTATCATACCCCATGGAGATATGCGTTTAGTAATATTTTCGCCAAACAGTCTCATAGAACGATTGACAATGTATGGTATATCAAACATTCTTATATTCCAGCCAGTCAATACTTCTGGATAATTAGACATCCAATACTTAAGAAACTTTTCCATAAGTTCGTACTCATCTTCGCATTTTGTATATTGAACACGAAGATGAGTATGGGGAGATTTAGATTTATCGTAGTCGCCACAGCCCCATACACGATATATGGATTCTTTACTCGACTTAATCGTGATGGCTGTGACAGGATGAAGAGCTTCGTCAGGCTCAGGAAAACCGTCTTCTGAATGTACTTCAATATCAATATTGACTACATTGATAAGGCCTGGAACGAAGTCAATTTCGTTTGGAAACTTTTTCTGAATAAACTGCCAAAGTACTCGATCTTGACCGTAATACTTGAAGTTTTCTACGCCTTCGTATTTTTCCATAAAGTCTCGCATTTCGCGAGCAGAGGTAAATTCAATTGGCGCAACAGGCGTACCATCAAGGGCGCGCCAATCTGTTCTTTCTTTTGTTGGTACATACAGCTCAGGTTCCAGTTTGTATCGAGTCATAACTGGTTTACCTTGATGGTTGTACCCGCGATACAGAACATAGTTACCGTACCGATCGTAATTTGTATAAAATGACATGTAACCTCCTATGCATTACTATTATATCACAAAATGGAGGAAATGTAAACGTTTAAATTGCAAAACTTTCACCACAACCACAGGACGCGGTTGCATTTGGATTAATTACTTTGAGGTAAGAGCCGCCAAGTTCTGTGACGTAATCGATCGTACAACCAAGTACAAACATCTCAGCCATGGGATCTATAACAAGATTATCGACAGTCGGCGATTCGTCTGTTGTGTCCCAAACATACTGAAAGCCAGAGCAATCGCCATCTTTAACAGAAAGATGTACATTCGGCTGTCCGACTTTCTTCATGTATTCTTTAGCTGATTCAGTCAGTTCAAGCAAGCGCTCTCATCCTTTGTACGAGACGTTCAGCTCTGTTTGGTACCTGATTATACCAACGAGAATCTACCATCTCGTCAGCTGCTCGGTTCCAATCTCTGTCGTCTACACCGGCTTTCATCCCTTTAAATTTAGAAAGTCTCGGATATCCAAGGTTAAAGCACATGTTGGCGATGATGAGTTTGGCTTCGTCGGGTAGGTCGTGAAAGTCGTCATAGAGTTTTTCACAATCTTCAATCGTGATTCTAATATCTGATTCGAAGACTTCAGCGACTCGTTCTTCTGATACAGGTTCGCCAACATCCCATCCATATTCTGGATCTTCTTCTCGTACCAAATGACCGATGCCAAAAGTAGGCAAACCAAGATGGTCAAGGTAAATTTCATATACCACTCCTTCATCATCCTCTAAATCTTCTTGTAGTCTTTGTAAGTCCATATAATCCTCCGAAGATAAAAGGAGCACTTGCGCGCTCCTTTTTTATTTATTTAGTTCAAGGCTTCTACCTCTTCTTCAGTGTAAGGCCACATTATACCCAGATCCCTTTATACTTAAGTTGTTTCATACGATTCTCAAGATCTACATGATCTGTCGCTTGAGCAAGATATGCTTCAATAGGATCTTTTGCTGTGAATAGATTTTTTAACCACTTAATCACCATACACCTCCTTACGTAAACGAGTATTTAAATTGTGTGCAATTTGCTGCACGCTATCATTAGGATACTCGTGTCTAAGTTGATGAGCAATTTTGTAGTTTGCTTCTACACCACGTGCCATGATTACAGCTTTACCGATTGCTGAAAAGAAATCAACTAGCGGTTGCGCGATTGAAAAGCCCCTGTTTAGTGTTGTTGTTGTCATTTCCGTTTTCCTCGTTTCCAATTAAGATTTTACGAGGCTGCTTTTCCGCAGGAAGGACGACTTCTAAGTCGACAGTCAAGATTCCGTCCTGTAGATCCGCTCCGTTTACTTCCGTATATTCGGACAGTCTAAATGACTTTTTCCAGTTTCGAGCACTGATACCTTTATGCACATATTTGTTTTGTTCTCTCCGTGCAGGACGATCGCCTTTAATTGTAAGAACTCCGTCATTCACTTCGATGTCTATGTGTTCTTGTTTAAATCCAGCCACAGCAAGTTCAAGAGTAAATTTAAATTCATCCTCTTTAACTACGTTGTGTGGTGGATAGTGGTCCTTCGCGTGCTTGTGGATATTTTCCAGCTGATCGAAGATGTGGTCGAAACCGATGAACCCACTGCGTGGGTAAGTAAATCCAGTCATATGTACCTCCAATGACTTGCAAGGTTAAAACGAGACCCGATTATTCGGCGTCTCAAAACTATTTATACATGATAAGTTACAGTCGATCCAGTTTCTTTCGAAACAGTTTCAATTACAACTTTTTGATTCGACCGATGTGGCAAGATTTTTTTAAGCCACTCATCATGTGACAATAGTGTACAGTGAGCATTCTCACCGTTAGGCAAAATCGCTTTCGCAGGCGACTTTGCAATTCTAAAATATACGAGCTTCGTAGCGTGTTCAAAGATATCTTGTATGATACCGTCTACGTGCTCTATTGGAATATGTTCCATAACGTCAGTATTGATTACAGCATCAAATTTTTCAGATGGTAAGTTCTCAAACTCTGGAATCGCAGGATCGTATTTACATAGATTACCTTCTTCGATTTTCCAATAATCATGAAGCTGATGTCTACTGTATTGTAGACCATGACCACATCCGTAATCAAGAAGAGTCTTTGAATTAGTCTCTTCAATCAATTTACGAATCGTGTCCTTAGCTGCTACTACAGGATCGTTGTTACCGTATCCGTTATTTTTATAAAAGATTTTGTACTGATCAATGTAATCATTCATGCTCGCCGCCTGCACCACGGCCAAGACCACCAAAATATTGAGGTCTACGCCTGGCCGTTTCGAACGTGGCTACAGTTACAACAATTCCTCCAATTAATAGAGTATGAGCAACTGCACTTACCCCAAACACTGTAACCGATCCAATACTCATGGAGAAGATAATACACCACATCCATGCTAGGATCTGCATTACCACGTGTCTGGTCTGTAAATCTGTAATGTTTTTCAATGGATTGCGTTCGTGGTTCATTACGACGTTCCATGCATCATGTATAAATTTCATCACTTACTTCCTATATTATATTTTGGACAAAGTTCCCACTCTTGTTTTTCCCGATATGGTATGATCTTAATTTGCCTCATGGGCGCTAGAGGTTCAGATACAGATCCTTCGATTGTAATTAACCCCCAGTCGCTCATGAGTTGAGCTATAGTATTACGCCGTGCGATGTCGTTTTCTTCTAAGTTCGATTTCTTTCCGTCTAATAAAAATAGCTCTTTAAAATGTACGATAAAATATCTGCCTTGTTTGTGTAATATATGGCAAGATTGGTATAACTTTTTGTCTTTGCGAGATGCGACACCAATGCGAGTCAGCGTTTCACGAACCTTTAAAAAATCATCTGGCTCATTTAACGTGACTTCAAGCATAGAGCTTGGTGTCCATTCAATAACTTTATTTTCTTCCACCTTTATAAACCTTCTTTTTCAATTCATTAATCTGATCTGATGTGAGAAGGGTCAAGGCTGATTTGGCTTTTTCATTACTATAGCCATAATATTCTTTGACAGCTTCCACGTCACTCACGGTCTCAGGTTTCATAAATTTCGAGAACCGTTTTTTCTTTCTAACTATATTTATAAAAAAGTCAAATTGGAGACGGTTATCGATATGATGGTTAACATTCATCTCGTTCGCATACAGTACAGTGTCGTTAAAATACGAAAGAGAACGATTTACAATAAAAGAGTTGTAACCTTTTTCAGCGATATCATCGACCATGATATCTTGTTTAGTCATGTTGATAGCATTTAAATATTCAAAAGGATTCATAGCCACCAGCCCATTTTAGATCCATTGTGTATAATAATCATAAAGCATGCCGTGACGTGTAGTAGCCACCAAAATGTTCTGATGACAGCAACGATATCTGCCTCTTTATCATTCTCGCATACCTTTTCGCCAAGATGTCTGGCCCATAATCTCCAAAAGTTTTTCATCCGAACAGCTCCACACCAGAATCGTTCTCATCGTATGCAAGCATCATTTCTTTAAACATAATCTGTTTTGTAAAATCGACAGTGTCAACTTTATTGAGGTGAACATCTCTGTAGTAAAGTTGAGGTACTGTACGATGACCGTTAAGTCGTAAAAAAGCTCGACCAGAAAGTTCTTCGCTTATATTGATAGTCTCGTATTTCATGCCCCAGCTATCGAGTTTCTTTTTCATGATGTCACAATATGGGCAGTCATTCTGCGTGTATAACCTAACTAAATTCGACATTAGCCATTACCTCCGTTAAACAAGCGACAACGTTAAGTTCATGATCCGCGACAAACGCGTTCTTATACTGGTAGTCAGCAAGAATCAATACGAGTTGTGGTATCGATTGCGGTGTAACTTTGTCAGTCATACTATCATAGACACCGCGAAATATTGCTGCTGCATCTATATCTATATTGTTGACAACCCATTTACGCATGGTTTTGAAATCTTTATTTTTTAATGAGACAAATAAATCGTCAAAGGATCCAGTATTATCAACAGCGCTGCTATCAATAGGGCCCAAAACAGAACGTCTTTGTAGTTCATTGAGTACTCTCCGCCAGTCTGGAAAAAACTTCATAATTAAATCAGCGAGCGCTTGAGGACTGTGTAGTGTCACGTCTTCAGCAAGTAGTATTTCTTGACATCGAGTCATAAACTCGCCGCATAATGTAGGTTTATCACCAGCATTAAATTCATATACGCCACATCGAGAATGAAGCGGTTCAATAATACGATTTTTAAAATTACAGGTAAGAATGAACCTACAGTTGTTTGCAAACTCTTCGATAAATCCACGAAGAGCAGGTTGAGTTGACTGCGGGTTCAGATAATCTGCTTCATCAAGTATTACAACCTTATAGCCACCTTGAAGAGAAACAGTAGAAGCGAACTGCTTGATTTTACCGCGAAGTGTATCAATGTTACCGTCTTCGGAACCATTGATCATAATCCAATCACAGTTCAGTTCTTCACACAATGCTTTTGCAACTGTAGTCTTACCGATACCTGGTGTGTCTGAAAATAAAAGATTAGATAGTTCGCCTTTCTGAATGAAAGACTTAAATAATGTTTTTAATGATGTTGGTAATATACA